CCGTAGTAAATCCAGCGGTATCTCCTGTAATTGCTGTTCCAGAAACCTGAGTTGTAAATACACCAGATACAAAGTTTGCTGTTGTACCAGTAACTGTTGTTCCAGTGACAGTGGTGAAACCTGCTGTATTACCAGTAACTGTACCAAATTCGCCTGCGGTACCAGTGACTGTCGCACCTGATACCGTGGTTCCACCTAAAATAACATCACCAGAAATTGTGCCGGTAACAGTGATGTCACCACTAAAAGTTGGATTTTGAACTAAACCAGAAACCGAAACAGTGGTATCAGTGCCACCATCGGTAAAAGTAATTGAATCAACTTTTAATTCGCCGTAGGCCATGTTTTTAATCCTTTTCTTTTTATTTTACTTTATTTATCACGGTAAGATTACCAAAGGTCCTTTAATAAAAAAACCACTGGTCCCACCTGATACAACACCAGAGCAAACAATTGCAGCAGTAGCACCTGATGGCGTGGTAATTTCGAGTGTACTACCTGTTATATCTGTAAAGTTAGCAGTCTCTCCAGTAACTGTGGTACCAGAAACAGTGACAAAATTTGCAGTGGATCCGGTGACTGTAGTTCCGGTTACGGTAGTAAATCCTGCGGTGTTACCTGTTAAGGTTCCAAATTGACCTGCGTCTCCGGTAATGGTTGCTCCAGAAACCAGTGTGGTTCCTACAATGTTTACTCCGGTTAAAGATGTTGCATTGATGGTTGTTCCAGTAATTGTTTGACCGCTGATGTCACCTGTAACACTGATGTCAGATGCGAAATAACTTTGACCTGAAATAAATAGTCCAGATAAAACTGTAAAGTTACCACTAATTGTTTGGTCACCCCCAAACGATAGGTTGTTTGCAAATAAATCTACAAAGTTGCCTGATGTGAAGTTTGCAGTTGTACCTGTAACAGTTTCTCCTGACAGCTCAGAAGTAAAAACACCGGTTACCCCTGTGATTACTGAACCCAAAACACTGGTTCCAGTAACAGTTGTTCCGGTGACCGTGGTAAAACCTGCTGCACTTCCGGTAATGGTTGTGAACTGAGCTAAATCACCAGTTACTGTTGCACCAGATACCTGTGATGTAAATACGCCAGATACACCAGTTAATTCAGTAAATCTACCTGTATCTCCTGTAATAACTAAACCGGAAAGCTCTGTGGTGAATAAACCACTTACAACTTCTAGTACATCAAATTCTCCAAGGGTTCCTCTAACAAAAGCACCGGAGACATTTGTAAAACCAGTAATGTTATGAGCATTAAGATTTGTAAAGTTACCAGTTGATCCGGTTACGGTTGCACCAGATAAAACAGATGTATAGGTGCCGGAAACACCAGTAATGTTTGTCGCGGAAATGTTGTCACCAGTAATTGTTGCTCCAGAAATTCTTGATGTAAATGTTCCAGAAATGCTGGTAAGATTGGATGCCTGGATAGTATTTCCTGTAATTGTCGTACCGGAAACTTGAGATGTGAATACACCTGAGATAGCATTCAGGTTGGAGCCGGTAATTGTTGTTCCAGTAACTGTGGTAAACCCGGCGGTATTACCCGTAATTGATTCAGCTTGTATACTGTCTCCAGTAATAGTTGCTCCGGAGACTTGACTAGTAAATATGCCTGATTGACCGGTAATTTGGGTAAATTGTGCTGTAGTGCCAGTAATTGTGGTACCGGATAAGGTACCAGTAATTTGAACACCTGAACTAAAGTAGCCAGATCCTTCTACAGATAGATCACCAGATACAAGAAGGTTCCCCGTTACTGTATGGCTGCCTGCAACAATAGTTCCAAAGGTGCCGGTGGTGAAATTGGCATTCGTTCCCGTAACGGTTTCACCACCTGAAAGGTTTGAGGTAAAGGTTCCAGAAACTCCTGTAATGTTAGAAAACTGCCCGGTGTCTCCTGTAATTACACTGCCTGAAAGCTGAGATGTAAATACACCTGATACACCAGTGATGCTGGTGCCTTGAATTACAGTGCCAGTAAATGAAGTGAAGACACCGCTTACACCAGTGATATTTGCAACTTGAACATTATCTCCAGTAATTGTAGCTCCACTGATTCGATCAGTAAAACGCCCTGAAACTGCCGTTAAATCAGTAAATTCACCATTGGTTCCTGTAACAGTCAGGCCACTAATGGTGCCAGCAGCTTCTAAATTATTTTGTACAAATACACCGCTAAAGGTTGCAAGGTCTGAACCGGTGATTGTGGTAACGTTTGTTGTACCAGTAACCGTAAGGTTGCCACTGATAATTACGTTGCCATTAAAAGTACCACCCGAGCTGGGAGTGTAGTACTGGTTTAAGTAATCTTTAAAACCAGAAAAAGTAATTCTTTTGTTACGAAGGACCGGGTCCACCTCAAAGACGTGAACCAGGGTAAGCAGATCCGGCTCATCAATAGTCGTACCCGCTATCTCTGGAAATTCAGAAATCCTTCTATTGGTAGCCACCTATTTTAACCGTGCAGTCCTACGTTTTATTATAGGACCGCCAATTCACTTCATCTTAATTTCAATTCGAGGCAAAATATTTGTTGCAAAGTTCCAGGTGTATTGAATTCCTGTTACAATACCGCAAGAAAGCAAGATGATTAACAAAAGTTCGGCAACGGTTAGGTTGCGCCGCACATAAACAACTTTTGGTTCCTGCTGGGGATATGACTGTTGTTGTGCTGCAACCATACGGACGGCACGTTCTTTGGCAATAGCTTTCATTTGTGCCAGGGTCTCAGGAGTGATCTGAGGTTGTTCAGGCATAAATTCAGAAGCTGGATTCGGTGGCACCGACTGACTTACTGGAACTTGCTCTTCCATGGTTGCAAAAACGTTTTCTACAGATTAGCATTTTAAAAAACAAAATGGCTGTGCAATACGGAATTCGTAAAGGTTTAGAAGATATAGCTTATGAGCTTAAAGGCATCCGTGATGTGATGCTGGCAATATGGCAAGTCAAGTACGGAGAGGCTGATGTTGATTGCTTAAATCCAGACGCTTATGCAGATGAATATATTTCTACTGAGGAATGTGCCAGGAGACTGGGCGTATCCGATCAAACGTTAAGGAACTGGATGCTAATCGGTAAAAAAGATCCGACAAAGGGATGGGTTGAAGGTCTTCATTACGTTAATGTTTCTCCAGTGAGGGGCAAAAAAGCCGTATTACGTGTCCCTTGGAATAACCTCGTCAGATCTTTTTCCAAAAATGAGGAGTTCAAGCCGTCAGATTATAGAAAAAAACGCAGCAATATGTATGAATTAAGAGGATTCCAAAAGCAAAGTTGATGTCTTATAGATTTAATGAAATAAATATTGACGTGATCAACAGTGAAAACTATAGGAGTCTGCTGCCCAAAACAATAGCAGATCAAGTTTCTGTTTTTCTCCCACCCAGTGGTTCATTTGATGACGCATGCCTGTATAGATACCTGAAAAACTTAAAAGAATATGAAGAAGAAGATGAGCATTCAAGCATGACCCTGGCAAATAGGTTGCGTTTGGCATTTCAAGATATGAAACCGGATACAATCTGTGGTAAATTTCCTAACGTTGAACTGCCCATGAAAAGAAGATTGCGTTGTGTTGCGGAATATTTGATCAGAGCGGGAGAATTTGATAAAGTGCGAGATGAAAATGGTAAATTAATTAAGAAAAGAGGTGTGCTAGGCAAAATGGTTGTCATGTACGAACCAACGCCTAAGCTGATGGAATCATTAGTAAAACAAAACCTATTAAAAAATGAGCCGTAGAAAAAATCTCATTGCATCTGTCATTGGTCCTGAGCCAGATGAGACCAAAGCAAAGATGCTGGATGCCACATTAAAACTCATTCTTGGTGACATGGGTGAGCAGTATTCCAGATTCTGGGCTGCAGAGGGGCCAGGGGTTTTGTGCCTTCAGCCTGATTGCGGGCGTTCAGTGTTTTTTATGACACTTGAAGAGCTGCACTCTGCCAAGGAGTCATGCGAATCAGAAGGTAATGATGATCTTGCCGAAAGTTTCAGACGCATTCTTCAAGCAGCACAGAAGATAAATCCGGAAGAAAAGGCTGGCTACATCATTAATGATGCCCAGGGTATTCGTTATTTGGAAATAGACTACAACAAGATTTCAGAAAAGTAATGTCCGCAGTTGGTTCATATAAACATAAAGAAGATAGTGAGCTGATAACTAACTACGATTTAGTGGCTGCTGCTCACGGCATCATGAGTGGTATTGAACTTGATGTGGCAAGCTCAAAGATTGCAAATGAGTATGTAGAAGCGGAAGCTTTTTACACACCATCTGATGATGCATTAAATGAAACCGAGTGGTTTGGAAATGTTTATTTATTTCCACCAGCGGGGACTTACTACTGGAATGAAAGGCAAGAGAAGTGGCGAATGACCCGTGGCACATCTCCAACCTTGACTTCATCTCATGATGTGTGGTTCAGAAGATTGTACAGGGAGTGGTACAAGCAAAACATTAGGCAGGCGGTATTTTTTAGCAACTGCCCTGACATGGTTCGTTATGACCAGAGAATCTTTAACTTTCCCATTTGCTTTTTAAAGACCGCACCAATCCTTATGCGTAACAGCAGCAATGGTGTCAAGCCACACAAAACGTGCACTTCCATAGTTGTCTACCTGCCACCAATTGACAATTCGACACAAAAAATTCAAGATTTTATCCACCTTTACGAAGAAAAGGGCCGTATTGTCTGCTAAATTCAATATACTGATTTGAAGCAAATGAGTCTGCTCGCTGACTGGGAAATCAAAGAATTGGCATTGAACCATGGAATGATTCAACCCTTCGTAGATAAAGTTGTAAGGAAAGAAGGAGATAAAAAAGTTTTGAGTTATGGCCTTGGTTCCTATGGTTACGACATCCGTCTGTCGCCTAAACAGTGTCTGATCTTTGGTCGCAGTCAATCTGGTGATTGTGATCCTAAGGATTTTAATTCTGACATTCTTGTTCCTTCTGAATTACTTGAAGACGAGAAGGGCAAGTATTTTATTTTGCCACCTTATGGATATTGCCTCGGTGTGGCAGAAGAATATCTTCAGTTACCTAGGGATGTAACTGTAGTTGCAGTTGGTAAATCAACTTATGCAAGGTCTGGAATTCTGGTAAATATCACTCCAGCGGAAGCTTGTATGGCCGAAGACACGGACATTCTTGCTAAAACTGGCTGGAAAAAACTGAAAGATGTAATTATTGGAGAAGAAGTTCTAACTTTTAATCCAACTACATGTCAATCCGAATACAAACCTGTTCTTAAAAAACAAACTCATTATTACAATGGGAAACTTTTGCACTTCCATGGTAAGTATGTAGATCAGTTGGTCACTCCTGATCATAAAATGTGGGCTGCCAAGAGAGCTATGCGTGTAGAAGCAAATGGAAGAGGCTGGGATACAATGACCAAAGGTATTAGGAGAGAACGAAAAGATTGCTGGGATTTTGAATTCATGCAAGCGGATAAAGTTTATGAGCAATGGAATCATTACTTAAGTCGTGACCTCTATTGGATAGGTACAAAACCAGAAACAACAACTCAAATTGGCAAGCATACTTTTCCGACTGAGTTCTGGCTTCGCTTCTTGGGCGCTTGGATGGGGGATGGCAGTGCTTACGAAACTAAGCATGGCAATTATGTTGTAAAACTTGCTGTTGTTACTAAAGTACAAAAACGTCTTTACTACCGATGGGTTTTGGAAAATATGGGAGTTAAATTTCACGAATCTAAGTGGGGTTTTTCTTTTAACTCCAAAGATGTTGTTACCTATCTACTCCCTTATAAAGGAGCACACAATAAACATATTCCAAATGAAGTCAAACAGCTTGATTCCATTTCTTTAAGTTACGTCATTGAAGGAATGATGAACTCAGATGGAAACAAAGAAACATCAACTTATGTTAGTGTTTCCGAAAGGCTTGTTGATGACTTCCAGGAAATTTGTTTAAAGAGTGGTTACAACTGTACCAAGTGGGTACAGACTAAACCTGTTTTTTCAAGCACTGAATGTACAGTGTACAAAGCGCGATATTCAACTGCAAATGTAACCCCGTCTAAGTTGACGCCTGGAAAAAACTATTCTCAAGTAGACTACAGCGGAATGGTTTACGACATCACTGTAGATAATCATATTTTCTATTCACGAAGAAACGGACGTGCGTCTTGGACAGGAAATTGCTGGAGAGGACACTTGACACTTGAAATCAGTAACTGTACTGGGCTGTTTAATCGAATTTATGCTGATGAAGGTATTTGTCAGTTGCTTTTTTATCGCGGCAAACCCTGCGAAACCAGCTATGAAGATCGTAAGGGTAAGTATCAATCCCAACCCCACGAAGTTGTGTTTTCTAAAGTTTAATTAACCGAAAGATCTACCAAAACTTGGTTGTGGTTTCCTGGCGTAACTTGTGCCACCTGCGCCAGGATCACCATAGTTTGCGCTGCGTTGACTAGGTAATTCCATACCAGCAATCGCTGCTTTGCCGATGGGCGTACGACCTCTGATTGTTGGTTCGTCAATACTTGCTTTTTGTTTATATGCACCAGCAGCCTTGGCTGCTTTCATAAAACGTGCGACACGATCTTGTTTGCGATTTACTGATTGAGCAGAAACCCTATCTTCTTCATCAATACGACGAAGATCAGTGTCATACGCTTGTTCAGGATTGAGATCAGTAAGTTCGGCCCCTGAGGTACCAGGGAGCCGTCGATCATCTTCTGTAGGGCTGAATAAGTTGGCCATAGTATTATTGTAAGAGAACTAAATCAAGTATTCACATAAAAGTTATGGATGTCGCTGGATTTTTAGATGGTTTTGTTCAAGACCAAGTCAAGCGTCGTTGCCTGACTGAAGAAGATTTTGGTCAACCGATTGCAAATGAAAATAATGATGTGCCATTATATGATCAGTACAACACGGGTCTGACGGCATGCGAGGAGGGAATGGACAGGAATCCTCTGAACTTAGAGGGCAATCGGGTCGGTCTTACCGGTTACATTCCTTCGATGGAGCAGGGGATGATGATGGGTGCAGCACCACGTCCCAAGGCCCTTGTGATGGAGCTGGAGGAGCCGGACGAGGAGATGAAGGAGGAATCACGCAAAAGACGTGGTTTGAGCCGGTAGATACCGACGCAACTACTGATTGCCCTGGCGGAGTTTGCCCAGTTCCTTGGGCCGTGAAAGAGGGCAGGCCTGAATTATTTGATAACGTTGCACGGCCAAAGCATTACAACAATGGCGAAGGAATTGAATGCATCGAAGGTATTGAAGCGCAGTTAACGCCAGAAGGATATAAAGGATTCCTGCAAGGTAACTGCGCCAAGTACTTGTGGAGATGGCGTGATAAAGGGGGTATTGAAGATCTACGTAAGTGTAAGTGGTATCTTGATCGCCTAATTTCATCTGTTGATGAAGTTGACTAGAAGGGCTGGAGTTCTCCTTCATCTTCTTCATCGTCATCATCGTCGTCTTCAAATGCAAAGCTAGATGCGAGTTCCATAAGTTCAATCTCTGTTGGAATATCAAAATCTAGCTCAATATTTTCATCTGCCATCAGAGACTTGATTGCATACCACTCCATTAGTCTCTGGTGGTACAAGTTAAGGAGTGCGGAGTATAGCTGCTCCCAGGTCATCTCTTGGGCTGCAAGCTCAGCCTTGCGCATGGAAAACTGAAGCTCCAATGGGAGTTCAAATTCCCTGGGTTCTACGGAGCGCTCCATGTTTTCCTGCATTGTCTCTACCTAACTATTCTAATCCTACACGTTAAACAGACTGTCAAATTCGTCGCTGGGGTAATCAATCCAATCCACGGAATCAATCTTGAAGTTATTTGCAAATTCTGCTAAGGTGTACGGATTTATATTTTCTTCAAGTTTACGTATGGCCCTGACTTGGTTCGGAGCTGCGGAATAGTTTCTGAATGCAGAGAGGAGAACCTCTGTTGAGCACCAGGGGTTGGCGTTGACTTCCTGGAGGAATAGCTCAATTTCTTTCTGCCTACGTTCCATGAGACCGCCGATGACATTATGGTCGGCATCAAAGACCCAACGATTGATTTCAGCGGTGACACCATAGAAATTGTTGGTTTCTATTGCATCGATAATGTTGCTGTATAGGAATGGTTCCCAACCAACGGAATGAATAAAAGAGATCAACGCCTGACGCATTGAATCATCAATCGGGATATTAAGATTTGTTAATTGATTATTGATTACCTTTACCTCACCCAGTAGGTATTCCAATGCCTTTGATTTGCTACAGCATTGACCTTGTTTTACCGGTGAGCCATCTGGGTAAAACTGTGTGCCATAACCAATGGTATAAGGCTCTGCACCAGTATTTGGATCTGGGTACGCCCGTTCATTAAAACCCTCATAGGTTTTGATAATATCAAGTGCCTGGTTAAAAACGGGCATTTATTTAGACACAGTTGTTTGTATTGTATCTAAAATTTCGAATATTATCTACCATGCTTTACACGACCAGTAGCCCGCCGTCAGTTTGCTGCCTTTTTCTTTTTCATCGCAATTATGCCTGGCTCGGAAATTTTTACGTCGTTCCGGATTGTCTCGTTTGATTTCCATATTAGCATCCCCAAAGCGTATAATTTTTTCCTTGCCGTTCTCGCAGGCCTTCACTACTGATTTCTTTCCTCCCTTGACATCACGCCTTGGTTTATTACATGCCATTTCATCCTTGGCAATCTTTGCTGCTTTAGCTGCTTTTTTTCTTTTGTCAGACATTATTTGAACAGGTTAAATCCTGAGGTAAAGTCTCCAAGGATTGATGTTGCCGTTTTGGACTTGTAGTCCTCATCTTCATCGTCTAAATTCAAGTCTAAGCTAAAGTAATTTGTCGTAGGACCTTTATCTTCTTCTTCATCGTCTGTTGTATCCTCCTCGTCACCAAAGAAGGATTCAATAGATGAAAGTGATGCGAACGGATCACTGTAATCACCAAATTCAAAACTCAAACCTTTATCCGATCCGGCTTTTGTTAACAACGCTTGGTCTTCCCTGTTAAGGTCTGGGAAAAATTCATCATAGAACTCATCTTCTGTGCCCTGGAAACCAGCAGATTGAAATACTTTGTATAGCTCTGTTTCGGCAACTGGTTGTTCATCTTTGTAATCTTCTTCACGTTCAATGTATGTAACGCCAAGAATTTTTTGGGTTGGTTTCTTGCGTTTTTCATTGAGATATTTAATTTGTTCTCTGATCTCTTGTGCACTACCTGTTCTTAATCCTTCGATAATGTACTCTCTAAGTTCTTCTAATGTTCCAGTAAAATCTTCAAGTCCTAATTTTTCAAGTGTTTCTTTCCAGTTCTCTGTATCATTTGGATCTAGCCCAGACAACATTTCATCAGCAAACTCTTCGGGCAAGATGAATTGACCAAACACAGTTCCCTGCTCCAGGGCTTCCTCTTCTAGTGACGGAAGGATTTTGTTGTAAATTTCATCTTGGACTTTACCTGCAGTCAAGATGTCTTCTGCAGCATCATATCCTTGTCCCTGCCCTTTAACTTCAAAGTGCATACGGGCAAACGCATTTTTATCATTAATATTGATACCAAATCTATATGCTTGTTGTTTCCAGTAGGGATCGCCTCGTTTTGCTGCTTCCCAATCTGCTGCAACAGTTTGAGCTTGTTTTGCATACTCTCCAGCCCTTGTTTCATTGCCAGTGGGATTAAAGTAAAAGTTGGGATCAAAATACCTGGTACCAGTACTTTTAATTTGATCGAGAAACTGTTCTGCTCGCAAGTTTGCGGTCTGACTTAAAGCATTAAGTAGATCCTGCGTTTGGAATGGGTTCTGTTCTTCTTGTCTGACATCAAGGTATTCAACAAACTCATCCATGGATTTGGATGTATCAAAGCGTGGAATCAAGTATTGATCAATAAACTCTTTTGCGAATTCAGATTCAATTTTAATTTGCTCTTCTGCTTCTTCTCGTGTCAACCCAAGCTCAATTGCTTCTCCATATTTTTTCTTCAATGAGTCATCAAACCATTGCTGCCAGTTATAGGTGACATTATTATTTACACCGGTCACACCTTGTAGAGCTTCTTCTAAGGATTCTTCTGCTTTTCCGCCTCCCGTAAAAGAGAGTACACCACCTACGCCAGTGTCTCCAAGGATTGAATTGGTCAGTGTTTGATTAAGATTAAAAACCTCAGAAACCCCTGGAAATCCTCTGTATAACTCAAGATTTGTTTCTCTGGCCTTGGCTTTTTTCATCTCATCGATCGTATCTTTCAATACATTTTGAGCTAGGGCGCCAAACTTCTTGACGTCAACTACAGCTTTTTCACCAGCAGCTTCAATGATGGCATCTTCCAATTCTGTAATGCCATAACCTTCGTTGATGTTGTAGTTGAATGCAATTTGTTTATCTTCAGCACGCTCAGACAATCTAAATAGAGTTGCAAAATCATCTTCTTTTTCTACATCAAGATAATAATCTTTTGCCATCTGTTTCCAATAGGGATCACCCCTTTTGGCGGCATCCCATTGAGCAGCAATTTCTGGAACAGAAAGTAAACGTTGTGTTTGGGTGTCAAGATCAACGCCTAACTGTTTATTTCTTACATCTTGAAGTTCTGCATCTGTTGGTGGGGTTTCGACATATTGATTTGCCCTTGTCGTATCTTCCGCTGGATTGGCGCGTCTGTTTTCGTATTGGCCATTATTGGTGTAATGAGCCAAAGCAAAAACATTTGAGTTGCCACCATACCTTTCAGTAATATCAATGTCGTCATTTCTTACGGCATTGTTCCAAACGTTTTTTACATCTCCATAAGTATTAAGATACCAAGAGCCATTAAAAGAGCCATAGGGTGGTTTAGCCCCGAGATTTGTATTCCATTTTTGAAGTTTTGTTCCTCTATAAAAATCTTTAAATACGTTTTCATTACCGATGCCAACCCTTCTAATTGCATCTCTTACTGCAACGTAATCCCCTCCCCTTGCACTCAATGCTGTATTCCTGAACTGGTTGTATTTATTGTTAGTAGCTTGGTTGGCTGCATTTTTAGCGGCGTTGTCTGAATTGAACTTTGCGTTTTGTGCATTTGATTTTTTGTTTGCTTCTATTTTTGAATATAGGTATCCTTGTCCCTTTTTCCAATCTATCGGTCCACCGTTATATCTGTACAATTCACGAGTTATTTTGCTATTCCAAGCATCTTCTACGTTTTCACCATAAAGAAGCCATCCATAATCTTCGTCATAACGACCAGGGTTTTCTAAGTTGAGTGTTTTAACAACCTTTCTGCTTCCATCAGGCCTGATTTCAACTATGTTTGCTGTCTGTGTTACATAAGTTCGCCTATCGCCATCACTATCTCTTTTGGTTATTTGTTTGTAGTCTGATTTTTCTACAACATAGTTAATTGGTTTATTGGCGTTGTAATCTGTTTTATAATTTGTAGGCTCGTAATTAATTACAATATCTTTCTTGTTGGCGTCGTAATATATTCCCATTTTATTTTGTAATGCGTTTAGTAATTATATCAACTAGGCTGGTTGTGAACAACTAGAAAAAGAAGTGTAAACAAAGATGTCAATAACTTCTTGATTGATCCAGTCGTCAATCTTTTTCATCCTTTCTTCAGTATAGA